GTGAATCGTACAAGATCTCATGATTGACGACACCCGTCCGCATGTGAAAGGTTGGCTTTAGGACTTCGATATCTCCAGAGATTCCAATTATCTGGTTCAATGAAAGCCCATTTGCTGAGTCTTGTGGCAACTAGCCAAACTACATCGTTCCTTTGTAATAGGAACCGACGATGTTAGCTTGTGCACACAAGACATTGAACTTAGCCTCGGAAGCCCATATGAAACCACCAGCTGAAAAGCCGGACATATCTGATCCATAGGTTTCAAGAGCAGTGTAGGCAGACAGAGTCTCCTAAAAGATCTGTCTGCTTATCCAGGGTGAGTCCAAGTCGGCCGAGTTGAGCTGTTTAATAACAAGCCCACCCAGTCGATCAGAAGCCGAAATGTTGCCAGCAGCGCCATCACCGCCAAAAGCAGTTGTGCTGCTACACCACATCAAAAGAGTGTAGGGAGTGGTGCCGAGAGGTTTTATGTCTGGCGCTCCATATACATTAGAGTCGGCAAAAGATCTGCTGACACTAAACTCGGATGTTGGCAAGTTGGTGATGTTCATGCCGGCAACGTAGGGGGATCGAAATTGTCCTGGATGCTGTTTCGCAACGAGCTACATGTCCCAGGCGGACATGACTTCCTTCGTGGATCTGGCCTGAACCAAATTTCCCTTTGTAAAATGAGGGCGTTGCACGTTTGATGCTTCGACGACCTATTTCTCCTCCCTAAAATCTCTTTGCGCCTCCTTTGCTTTGATGCGTGTAGCGTGCAAGCGATGGTTCTTCTGGCGTCTTTTTAGAATTGCCTCCTCTTTCCTGAGCGAGGTCTTTGATTGCTGTTTATTCATTAATATGAATAAAACTCCTCTGGGTTCTCCGTCCTGAGTATACTATGTCGTCCTAGATGAGCCTCAGGACATCATAAATACTCTTGCCCAATCTCTCATTGATGAAAGGCTCAAGTTCATAGTCTGCTGGTTCTTAAGCATATCGGATTATGCTAGTCTGACCTAGAACTTGCCTCAATTCATCGTCGCTGAGATTGTGCGTACCAAACTTGCTAAGCTAAATCTGGAGCATGTCTTCAATGACTAATGAGAGTTTTTCGGAACGGAAACCCGTCAGTATTGCTAGCCGGTGATACAGTGGATTGCCTAGCATGTGCAAATTGGACCCTGTGAACATCTGTTTCTAAGTGATAATCTTCGAAACATCACGGCACATTTTCCAGCCATCCTTCGTCCCATCGATCGTGAAAGACCATTTCGAGCAAAACTCGATATCCCAGTAAGGACCGATTTGAATCTCTTTGACGCACTATCCCAAGCCGACTTCCCCTGGCTATGTGTTCCTAGTGGTCAATCCCAGGATTGTCTCCATGACATGGCTGGCCAAATGCGGCGCCACAAAGATAACACAGTCATCACCAGATGCGATTGAAAAGATCTGTTTGCTCTTCCAAGGTTCTCTGATCCCGGCACATTGTTGGTAGTACCATGCATACATCAAGGTCCGCATTGTATTCCCCAGTGTGGTTTTCGTCGAATGGCCACTAAAAGTAGTGCCATCTAGCTCCAGGAAGAACCAGTCTTTTTCAGGTTCGATCTCTCTCCAGCCCGCGCTCTCGCCTATGTCCCTAAAGAATCTTTTCTTGATGTCTGATGGCCACTCCGGGGAATTAACTCCAGGAGCATGGACAAAGACATGATTCTTGTTCTAGAGAAGAGATTACATCAAATTCTTCAGGATGTCGTCGATGCCGACAACTGGCGGAATACGAAACGAGTTCCAGTTGTATTCTAGAACTTGTCGCAGGTATGGTTTAATCCTCATCCAGAAGATGTCATCGACGGACTCCATGAGAGCCTTGAACTGAGATGAATCGAAGGCCGATCCGTCTAGGGATATAGCTTTCCAATCTTCCTGTATGTGTGGTTTGACGTAGTCCACAATCTACTTGCCGTTCATCGCGTGAATGAACCCTGGAAAATGCTTGCGTATTTTCGGAAAGACGTATGTCTAAATAGCTTGCATGATTCCACATCCAGGTTTCGAAGGTACCATGATGAGGCGCGGTCGACTTTTCTGTTTTAAAATGAGACCGTCGACTATCTCAAGTTTGTCCTCGTCCGTGACGTTCACTTCGCCTGATTTGACCATAGCGGTGAAGCTGCAAAGGTAATCTCGCATTGCTGGATCGTAGAAAGCCTTCAACACATTCTCTTCGTACTTCATCTTCTTTGAATCGCCGAAATGCTCTTGATTGGCTGCATAGTCGAAGAGATAGTGCGTAGGCATGTCATCATCGTCCAGCATGGACCCAACAATTTGTTCCAGGCAAATGTTGGACATCGATTTAAAGCTCTGGAGATGAATGGCTTCACCATACTATTTGGCAGAAAGGTGGCGTTGGAGTGCTCGCATTTTGTTGTATACAGCTTTATTGCTGTACTCAAAACAAACGACTTTCGAACCAGTCGAAGAATTGCGCACCTCACTTCCTGAGACAGTGGCGTATTTGGCACGATTGAGACCATCAAGCGGGATCTTGCTGTTTCGGTGGATTGCCATGATCTCCGTGTCTTCTCGAGCCCAGCGTATTGCGCGTTCCATCTGCTTGGTAAAAACCTCGCCATTCTCAATGACATGGGGGTTGTAGGCTAAAAGTTCCTCTTCTTCAAAGTCCTTCACCTGATAGTAATCAGTCGCAAGAAAGGTCATTGACTAGTCCACGTTTCGGTCAATCTTGATGCGCTTAGGCCTCCTCTTCCGAATTTCCTCAAAGTAAAGACTCAGGCACTTCTTGTAATCTTCGCTATGGGCTCCAATCATAGTTGTTGACAACAAATCCATGCCGCGTTTCACCTGACTCAGATCGACGTTTTGTAGAGGGAGATTAGTATCGCAAATCTTCAGCACAAGTTTGCCTTCTCTTTGTCCTCTAGGCTCCTGAGCCTAATCCTTCGTGACGCCTTTTACTCCGCCTTTTCTCCCACTGAATAAAAGCATGGTTTGAATCCCGTGATCTGCGTGTAGCTTAGTTGATCTTGGAACAGCCTCCCAGACTTGTCTTTTCAGATAAGATCTCTCGTCTTCCATGATAGGCCTACGAAGCGCGGGAAAGTCAACATGTTTGACTCTCGGCTCGACAGCTGTCATGAAACGAAACGACTCCAGAAGTCCTCTCTCGTTGAGAAAGTCATTCTCTCTATCAATCAGGGATTTCAGAATCTATTCGCGAGATCGGGTTAGATCTGTCTTCAAAGGATGAATGATCCTTTCCCTTTCTTTGCGCACTTTTGGGCCGGCGATGAAGGTGGCGGCCTCATCCACCCAAAGAATTCCGGAGCGAACTTGTATGATGCTCTTCACTAAGGAATAATTGGTTGGTTTGAGGTGACTCAAGATCTCAATCTTCTGGTCGTGGTTGACCTAGTCTTCAAGGACTCTCCTCAAGCACTCCACAAAAGCTAAGAAATCTCCAGATTCCCACCGAGGAAAAGCATTCTTCAAGGCTTCGTCCAGTGATCTTACGTCTTTGATAGGAGACAAAACCTCGTGAAGATAATTAGTCTGGATTGACTTATCAGTGAAGAAGCCGGTGGGAGTGTGTCGATAGACTTTGAAGTTCTGAGCAAGTCCAAAGGATCGCACGATTGTCGTCCAGCCAAGGTATATGCACTGCTCGGGATTAACCAATGAAACCAGGGGATGGCAATACATAAGCGATGTGCCCCTTGTTTTCATTTTCACATTGCCGTCACCGTCAATGTGGTAATCCCCTTCATTGAATCCTAGCTTATAACGACCCGGACACCCAAAGAAGTTGATACCTGAACAAAAGTATAAATCTTTATCGTCACTGTTTCTAGGGGTCCAATTAGAAAGATAATAATGGACATCGTTCATATAATAAACAACAGTGGCGTCACGATGGACTTCATCGAAATCTTCTATGAATCCTAGTTGAAGTTCGTGAGTTGGGTGGCCTGGAAGCCATGTATCCTTGGAGTAGGCGAGATGATTCTAAGCCCAGTAGGACTGGTCATAATCGTTACCTCCTGGACGGACGTGAATGATCTTGACCTCCGGTAGTCTTTTGAGCGCAGCGATAGCTTCGGGGTTTCCACCATTCAGGAAGTGCAGTTTACAAAAGGCCAGTGTCTTTTCGTAGTTGCTCATGAAGAGATAATCCGGGCGTTGACGAACGCGCTCGATATCTTCATAGAACACCTTGCGATACTCTTTTGCTTCTTTTTAGGCCTATTGGTTCTACCCGTCATGGATTGGATAGATGCTTGTAACGTCCACCTCCGTGCACCTGTTCAGGATTGTCTTGTCTGACAGAAATTTTGCACCAACATTGTACATGACGATTGGAGCATCACGACCGCTGCAATACACCATTCGAAGGAACATAGACAAATTCTTCGCGATCATAGCATTGATGAGCGTGCGATAAACGGTGTGTCCTCCGGAAGTGTGGGGTGCGTGTTTGGCTTTCTAATCATGGATATCTATCCCGTAGGAGTTGATGATCTGCAGAGCAAGAGCGCAGAGCTTGCCTTGTGGGTTGGCCTTGAGCACATGAGTACGATAGCATCCTGATCTACTGTCAAAGTAGGCTTTCTTGCATTCGAATGCTTGATCGTTCATGTCCTTCGGATCGATGCTATTTGCACGATAATTAGGTCCACCCGCAATGGCGCACAAGGAGGGATTTGTGAGTTCACTCACAGCGCGGCTGTCGACATTCTTGACCATATTCTCCGCTGTTAGGGGCCCACCATCATCCTCTTCAAAGTCGAACTCAACTGAGACACTTGCTGGAATTCGCGATCGCATGTTGATCTTCTCCTCCAGAGTAGGTCCAACTGCGATTCTGGCTGCGTCGACATCATTGTATATGTACCCATGTCTTCTGTTTCCAAACAAGGTGTCAGATTTGAATAATTCAGACCCTTCTGCCTTAACCTCGATAGACTGTTGACAAAACTCAGATTTGAGTTTATATGTCTAGATGCTCTTGGTTCCCAATCTATCAAAGAACCTTGAGTTTTTCCCTTTTTGCAGCGATGCCAGACACAAGACTGCGAACTGGGATCTAGGGGCTGGGGGGATTGGGTCGTTGAGCATTTTCTAACGAACCGCCTCACAGTACAAAGCAACGTCTCCGTCCGACTCATGGTTTGAGGGGAGATCGTACGCAGCGTTCTTGAGTGTAGTGCGTACATGAAAATGCACACACTTATAAAAGAGCGCTTCGGGACTCAGAGACTCTAGGCTCTTCATTGCCTTTTTCTCTCTCTTTTCTCTAAGAGTCCTTGCTTTGTCTTTCGCCATCTGAGTCTTAACTCTCTTGCTCTAAAATTGCTTTGAGTTGCTCAGTGGGATGATAGTGGCGGGGCTGTCAGCTTGCTTCTTAGCTTCGATAAAAGCCTTCTCGAGAAGCCTGTATGTTCTGACGTTTTTCTTTTGCTTAACGTCGACCAACAGCACGCAATGACCATCATGCAATCCAATCGCGGGAAGGAAGGGGATGTCTCCAGCTACCACTTTGTGTCTCAACATCTAGCCATTGTTCAGTGAGTACATCGTGGCTTAAATGTTTTCGAGAGATCCGCAGTGGATACCTAGCTCATGGCACACAGCTTTTACAACCTGGTACGAGTGACTTCCGCCATTGTCGGAAGTGCCCGCCAGTTGTGCGGCTGCGAAAGCTTCTTCGTAGGCCTGCCAGTCGTATTCCGTCTCTCGGCAAAGATGCGCGAGACATTTGTACAAACAATTACCTTCGAGAGGTGAATAGACTCTAACTTCATGTCCTTCATACCTGAGAAGCTGGTTGTGCTGAGCGAAGATTTAAGTCCTGAAGCGGAAACTGACTCTGCTGGTGCCCGATGGACCACCCATGTTCGTGACCTCTGCGCTTGGAGGCATTCCGGGTTCGTGGATTGCATCAAGCATTTCTTCTGGGGAGAGAATCCTTTCCTGAGGTTTTCCGGCTTTAGCAATAGTGTCGTTGCCGTTTTTCCTGCCCGAGAATTTCTGTCTTTTCAGACTTATTCCCAGGTTTTCCTCCTCGTAGGGTGAATTTTCACCGCCCCGACCACTTTCCTCTGGAGAACTCCTACTCACGATATATCGACTAAGGTCGTCTCTATCTGTGAGTGAAGCGTTGCTCAACAGGGTGTATATGGGGTAGGCCTGATCTGCTTCGAGTTTGTCGAAGTATTTCTCCCAGAATGAGCTTTAGTCTAAAGTCACCTCGTCGTATTCCTCTTCATCAGGTTCTTCACCGTTGACTTTCCATCCCATGCCCATGTGGTCAAACCAGGCATTTAGTTCACGGATGACTCGGACGTCACTGGAGCGGGGCACTTCATGCGATCCGTCATTCTCCCACATAAGGCCTTAGTAGAGCAAAAGCTCATCAGTGTACTGAGTAAGGAAATCGCATGTGACGAAATCCTCCCAGTGGCCGGTGTAAGTTACTATGACTTCACGCTCTTGTAGCTTGGCTGCTGCAATTTTTGCCTTCTCCCACAAGACTTCGAATTAGCCTTCGATCAACTCCATTATCAAACTCGTGCTCTCGGAGCAATTTTCGAGTTCTTCATAGTTGTACTATGGAGTGAGAAGGTGTTTCGCGTAGTCGCTGGTCTTCCCCATCATCCTCATAATAATGCAAGCTTGAAGAGGCGTGCAATTGTCCCAGTAATATGCACGCTGGATCTGGCCTTGCTCGATCTCTTGGAGAATGCAATAAGAACACTCGCGAGGAACATCTGTGTGAAATTCGTAGATGCACGTGTGCGTGAGCAGCGCGGTGAGGGGGGTGCCTACGTGAGGGTCAAACTCATTGCCGGGACACTGACTTGGGTCATTGACGGGCGAGGGTTGGCCACCACGAGCGGTGAGGGGGTCTTCAATGTCGATTGAAACATCGACGCCTTCGCCCCATTTGCAAAGGTTCAGAAGACCGGGTTGCCTAGCGTAATGCTTATTCCAGCTGGCGCAGTAGCACGAGGTGTAAACACCCGGCTCGCCAACTGAGGCTTTGGGAACCTAAGATCGGTTCCGGAATGTAGTAGTCTACT